ATTGCTCTCATCATAAGAAATTGAAAAACCATATTTATGATGTGGACTGCAGGCATAATTATCATCTGCTGAAACTATGTCAACGTTATTGTTTGAATCTCCCAGGGTAATTTCCCCAGTTTCATGGCTCTGTATGACACTAAATTGATTTATTTTTTCAATATGAACCTCTACAATGTCATATCCTGCACGTTCTGTCAAATTCACTATTGCTTTAACATTCCAACTTCCAACGTCATTCTGCGTAAACGCTCCATCTGCAGAATACTCTGCTGCCTGATCCGGCTTCGATACTGTTTGAATATTTACAACTGTTCCTGCGTCCGAAGGTGTTTGTCCACCTTCCATATATGTATACTGAAGCGGCTTATCCTGTCCAACTGTATAGGAATCATTATTTGCAGGTGCAGTAAAATCAAGTCTGGCAATGTATACAGTTAATGTTCCGGAAACATTATTATGAGTCGTATCCGTTACTGTCACAGTTACCATTCCCTTATCAGCAGTTCCGGCTGCTGGATCAATAGAAAGTCTTCCCTGATCTGTAATACTTGCACAAGATGAATCACTTACAGACCATTGTAATGTTCCGGCAGGTGAAGTTGTACCATCATCGTAACTTACTGTAGCTGTTATACCTAAATCAACATTATTTGAACCCGTATTGGCGCATTTCCCGTAAAACGCTATTTTGCTACATTTTCTCGAAACCATTGATTTTACTGCACATTTTATTATTTGCATGTGTAATAAAATCAGCTTCGACTTAACGTATTATATACCTATGCAACACAAAATGCAACACGAAAATTATATGAAGATGATACAATATTTCAAAAATAAGGTCAGCGAATTTAAGCTTCGTTGACCTTTTTCATTATATTCATATCAATTCTTGACTTGGTAGTTTTCAGAATAAACTCAGTTAGAAGATTATTTTATCTTCTTAAAACTTCCTGCCAGCACGTATTCTCGTACGAATCCCTCAGACGGGTGTCCGAGTCGAACAAGGTAGAATTTCTTTCCGGCAGAGTCTTTGATAGTTGCTCCTTTGATCACATCCACCAAGGTGTTCTTTTTTATCTTCGGCCACAGGGTTGATTTTGTCTTGCCGGCGTCCACGAACGTTTGGGTGTCTTTGCTTATTCTGGCTGCATATGCCACTTTTTCGGTGGTTGTTGTTGTACTTCCAGAGTTGCTTTCCTGGTACCGCAGAACGCAATCCCACGGATAGTTTCGATAACTTCTTACCAGGAATTCCTTTCCGGTTTGATCTCCCGGCTGTCCGCCTGTCGCAGTACCTTTTTCGTTTATAGATGCTTCTACTTCTTTTCCATTTCCGCAGTACATTGCAACATGATGCGTCTCATTCAGCAGCACATCTCCCCTCTGGAGTCCTGAGCCAGTCGATCGGTTAACCTTACTGGTCACGTCAGCGAAGCCGCAGGAAAGGAATACCGCTTTCATGTTGCCTGTGTAAGTTGCTCCTTTTGTCTTGACTGGGGCGCCTGCTGCCTGCCATGCGCTGATCACTGCTGAACTACAGTCGTAATCTCCTTTTTCTCCCCATCTGTATATCTGATCATATCCATGAGAATTGTCTGCCGCCCATGATTCCATCTGTTTGATTGCTTTTTCTGTTTTTGTCATTGTCGTATCTTCCTTTCTTTCCGCAGTCACAGCATACTTCCGAATCATGCTGATTACCGCTTTCTGTCTGCCTTCATAGTCACCAACCTGGTTCGGTGTCGGGTCTGCAGGATCCTGACGCAGTGTTGTGTAAATCTTATCTGCGGTATATGGTTCCGGAGTTTTAGACAAGATCCTCTTCAGTGCATCAAAACCACCCTGATGTAGAATATTGATGCATTCCATCATTGCGGTGTCTGGCATGGTTCCGTAGGCTTTTTCGATAGTCGGGGTGTATGTTCGTATCTGGTCTTCCATATACTCGTCCTGGCATTTCTTCCCGAGGTCAGTGCTGATGATACTTACAATGCACTGTCCTTTCGCAGATTCCGCTGTTACGGCGTATGTATCCCAGCTCTTCATCAGCAGGTCTTTTTCCATACCTGCATTATACATGTCTTTGAATAGCTTCGGGTTTGCTCTCTGAATCCGGTATAACAGTTCTTTTGCTTCTCCTGCGTACCACTGCCCCGCACCGATCGTAATAGCTTTTTCATTGCTACAGTTCGCTCCGACCCCGGCAAAGCAGGAATAATCCTGCTTACCATATACCTGATCTCCGGATTCCACTGCGTACAGTATTTTTCTCAACACAGTTATATTTTGCTTATCCATAAGCATTTCCTCCAAAGGGGATGATTCCTCATCCCCTGAATCATTCGTCTTTATTTACCTGTTTTACAATCTGGTTCACATATGTAGAAAGACCAGCAATCAGGATTCCCTGTGTGATTGCTGTAAAGATTGCCATTGCAATATCCTGTCCGGTACCGCAGGTGCAGGTGGCAAACACATAGATCGCGCAGATTGCAATGCTGATTCCGCCAAGGATAAGTGGGATATACTTATCTTTTACTGCCTGTGCCTGTTTGAGTGCCATGCCTACAAAATATAAGGCAATTGTTACTACGATGAGTTCCGGTTTTACATAGTTAATGATCTGTTCCATAGTCATTCTCCTTTTTGTTTGATATGTAATTCATCAATTTCCTGCTTCATTTTGGTCACCATACCATTCCCACCTAACGCATGATAGGCGTCGTACATTTCACAGAAGTTCTGGTACGCATACGATGGAATGTTTCCGAACTTTGTGTACTTTGCGTGATACTCTATCATCTGCACGCGGAGCAGGAGCATAGTTCCCTTACTATTTGCATCCCGGTCTTTTTTCTGATTCTTCAAAAGCCAGACAATATACCCTAAAAGAACCGGTAATACAATAGTATATGTCTGCATGAGTATTTCTTTCACTGTTTCACTCTTTCTCCGGCAGTTGCGCCGGCGCAATTTTAAAACGGCAATATGTCTTTTAATGGCTCTGCTCTTATATTCTCTGGTAGTTCATCATCGTCGGTATCTGCGTATCGGCGGCAGTTGTATTCTGCGATATCTACATCCTTTTCAATATCTTCAAGGCTTTTATCGCTCTCGCCTTTTATGATCAGAATCAAGTCGAAGATGATGGACCAGAGCTTACTTATGATCTGTAATTTTGTCATTTATCGTCATCCTCTCTGCTTGCCTGGAGGATGCACATAAGCAAGACTCCTGTGACTCCACCGGCGAAGTACATTAATATATCTATAAAGATGCTCATGGATTCTCCTCTACGTTTTCTTTATTATCTTCCTCCAAAAGCTTTCTTGTTGCTTCTCTCCATCTTTCCGGAACTTCATCAAGTGTCATGATTCCATCTTTAATCCTATTTTTGAAAATTTTCGCCATTGGATTTATCTTCATTTCTGTTTCCTCCTTATCCTTCTGCTATGATTCCTGCAAGTTCTACCAGTGCATCATCCTGATCAGATATCATTGATGCCAGTTCGATCAGTGCGTCCTGGATTTCATCTATCGTCAATTTTGATGATAATGCGGCGTCTGTTCTCATTTTTTCTGTTATGTCATTTTTCTTGATTAGCATAATCTTCCAGCTCCCTTCTGAACAACTTATTAAAGTATCTGTCTAACTTAACAACTCCAGAACGACTTCCTTTCTTCATAGCCGCTCTGACGCACTCATAATGTTCCAGTACCTGCTGGAAGGCAACCTTTGATTTCTTCATCCTTCTCAGTTTCCGCTTCTCGTTATTCAACTTGCTTTTGATTCTTTTCATCGTGATCTTGCCGGTTGGATGCTTTAGAAAAGTAAATCCGAGAAACTTTATTGGATTCTTTACAGGCTGAATGTAAGTTTTATTCTTTGACAGCTTTAAATGTAATCTTTCACATTCGCTTTCTATCAATTTTAACATCTGCTCACATTCACTTTTTGTTCCGATATATCTGAAATCGTCCATATATCTCTCGTATGAGCCATTATCAAGCATGTGATCGAGTTTATTCAGAAACGATACCGCTGACAGCTGATTGATCTCACTCCCAAGTCCAATGCCTGTCTGTTGACCGTTCGAATTAATCACATCTGTATAATATCTGAAAGCCCATGTATCGAATATATACTGGTTCATTTCTTTTAATAAATCTTCATGCGCAATCGAATCGAAATATCCCTTCAAGTCTGCGCATATACAATAATCATCCATGCGTGCATTCCTCAGAATACTTTTAAAGGCTTCTCTTGCGTTGTCTACGCCTTTTCCTTTTATACATGCAAAATTGTTGCTTATCAGCTTTGGAATTACGTCTACATACATGAAGTTCACCACGAAACTTGCCTGTGGGATTCTGTCTATATATTTTGTTGATGTTACAATTCTGTATTTAGGGTCAAAGATTTCAAATTTCTCGCCTTTCTGCGTATGATAGCTTCCGTCCATCAGAGAACGGTGGAGTTCATACGTCTTACTTAAGACATACATATGAAATCTGGATACAGAGTTCTTGTATCCGACGCTTCTGTGGCATCTATGTTCTGCCAGAAGCAAATTTGTAAATTTACACACGGTCTCTTGCACCGCGGTTTCTGTTTGGCTTTCGCCGGGATATACGTTCCTTACAGTTGCATTACCATGCATAGTTTCTTCCTTTCTAGGACTACTTCTATAAAATATTACGTTGCATAAAGTTAACGCACCGTAATCGGGCGCGAAGCGGTTGCCATTGTTCGCATTATTGTTGTCGTTCGCACCAGAGGGCGCCACTAGCCTTGCGTTGTTCGAGTTGTTGGCGTTCGCAGAGCGGCTCCACCCGGAGAAATTTACAACATATACCCCATGATTTTATTTGATTTCTGCTCTTTTACGGGCAGTTGCATCTTTCCATGAGACTAGGCTTTTTCTTGTCTCTACTAGCAAATATATCCAGTATGAAATGGTCGAGTCTGCAAATGGTTTATGGAAATGCAACACCCTGATACAATGCTCTATCCGGTAGGTTTGAGCGATTGCCACTCTTTGTAACCTTATCCGCTCATTAAAATTCATCATCCTTTCTTCTCTATTCAGATTATTTCCTACATAATATCCGTTTGCTTCAAGAACTATGGCTCCTATACCTATCAAAGTCTTTACAATAAACTCACCTATCTGGTTATACCTCTGCGGAACATGGTGGTTATTATCGTGCAGGATGCCATTTTTGTCTCGCTTTTGCTTGGGTTTGCATACGCTCATGGAGTAGTCCGTTAATTTCAGTAATTTGTTGTATGCATCCAATTCGACATTTGTAGGAGTTCGTTTCTCTTTTAACTGCATTGGTTACCTCTCATACGGCAGAAGCTCACGCTTCCGCCGATTTAGTTTATTCTCGATGGTCGGCTATGCCAATTATGTAAGCGGGCGCGAAGCGGTAGCCACTGCCCGCATTACTGCTGCCGTCCGCACCAGAGGGCGCCACTAGCCCTGCGCCGCTCGAGAGGTAGGCGTTCGCAGAGCGGCTCCACCTATAATCCTGCGGAGTTCCACCTACCTGACGAGCTTTAGCGCGTGATGCAATAGCATCATTAGTAAGCTGATTATTTGTGTATGTGCCATAAAGCTTCGTAATCTGTCCTTCATCTGTCTGTATGCTGAATGACATTTCTTTCATGCTGAGCAATGTTGCAACATCTTCACAGGTATACAGCTGATATCTTGTAAACTCGTCATTCATACCGTGTTCCAGAGAAACAATGCACGGTTTGATCAGATTTGTAAATCTTGGGTCAAGTCCCCACATGAAGCCTTTCACATTGTACATTCCGTTCAACACATCATTTTTATGTGTGCGGACAGGGTTCATACTCTTTTCACTGCTGTTCATACGCTGTCTCAAGTTCGACACATTCCATTCATTGTTTCCGTAGCATACATGACCAAGATTGTTGTATATGATTCCGACAGAATCCATTGACTGATTGACTGTGAAATTCTCAATTGTTCTGATGTCTGTATATTCTTCTCCGGGCTGTGCAACCTGTCCTACGAATTTCACGGTGTCTGAATTGTAGAATGCTTTTGTAGCACAGCAATATGGTTTACAAGTCAGCTCGTATACACCCCTTGCATCTCCGGTTGTCTCTCTGTTGCCTCTGGAATAAAACTGCAACTGGATGTCTCCTGTTTCTTCTGTTGCTACGATATCATTTAAAATTTCAAATACATAATACAGTCTCTTATAATTGCACCACCAGTCGGACGTAGCATTTGCGGTGTTGTATATGTAATACTTTCCTTTCGGAAGTGTGTATCCGGGAGTGATGCAGAGGGCTGATTCTGGATAATCGTAATTAAATGCATCCGGAACATAAGTCTGTTCGACTATAGCAAAATGTTTCACATCCGGGTCTTTTGGGTGAGTTACGTTTGTGCCGGTAGGGTCAAAATCAACGAATGTGTATGACGCCTGCTCATAATTCATTTTCACATAGATCAGATCTGTTTCAGAAGGTGTGCCCTTAACAGCGAAGCCGAAATCACCTGTGTTTATGGCTTCTTCCAGGTACATCCATGAGTTTCCTCTGTATTCAAACACATAGGTATCATCATCAATCCTTCCGACTTTACGAATAAATTTCTGCTCGTCAGATACTTCAAAAGACAAATTTCCATTGCTTGATGTAATTGACAGGGTTTTTATCCGGTTGACCATCAGTTCGTCGCCTGCATTCACGTATTCCTCAATCTTTCCGGAAACCAAGGCTTCTGCCAGTTCGTCATAAGTGTCGATTGACATTTTTTTATTGAGTTCCTTTATTGCAGACTGAATGTTAGTGATACTTCGTGACTGGTTTTCGACATTTTTCTTTACGCTTTCAATAGTGATGCCCATTGATGCAAGTTTCTCGCCTACAGCTGCTGCATCTGCAGCCTTTCCAGATGCACTCAGAGTCTTGTCTGTTCCGGAAAGGTAGTTCCCTGCTTTCTGGTATTTTTTATCAGCTTCCGTGGCTGTAAGATATTCGCCCTTCGGCTGGTAGAGTTCTTCCGCTTCTTTTTCCGTTAAATACGGATCCATATTGACGATCGGTCCCATTGGATCCCATCCATCTGCAGTCTTTACTACATTCATGCCAGCCGCTCCATAGATAGAGTCTGTGGCAATATTGTACATCCAACCTTCCTTTGCGTCCGTTGGAAGATCTTCTGCTGTCTGTACAGTTCCCTTATGCTGTATCGGTTTCCAGTCCCCCATTGATTTTATGTCTTCTGTCAGCTTAACAAGTTTTCCTTTGAGAATTGCATATACCTCATCTGCTCTCAAGTTTTATCATCTCCTCTCACAGTTTGTACCATTTGTCGGTACTCTTCTCGTATTTGTAGAAGTCTCCTGTATCCAGCATCAGGCAGGAGCTTCCGGTTGACAGGTCTTTGTAATGGGGAAGCTTATCTACGTCCTTGCTTAATCCCTCATAGTTCCTTACTCCACGGAGCGGGACATTTGTACATACCAGGCTTCCGAGATCCCATATCTCTTCGCCGTCTTTGTAAGTCTGTCCGTCCACGAAGCTTGATCCGTTTGATTTCATTCTGCTTTCCTCCTTTTTTTCTTATTTGCGCGGGCGCAATTTGCGTATAATAAAAGAGCCTGTTACGGCTCTGCTCGAATGTTCATGTTCTGTTTTCCTCATTTCTTATCCATTTTTTTGTTTAGAACTATACAAAACAGTACTTATTTCAGAGCAAAAATTCCTTATTTTGCATCCTAAAGGCGCCTATTCTTCGAGCATATATTTAAGAACATCTTCTGCCGATTTGAATGCGCCGCTTCCTGATGTGTATATTGTTGCAGGGAAAGCGGGAGTTGAAGGACCAGGCCCATAATTCATAGGTCGTGGCGAAGTTGAAAATGTTCCATCGCTATTTGAGGCACCAACTCCGAATATATTTCCACTTCCTTTCATGCTATTATGACTCATTTCCCAACTAATGGTTTCATCAAGAAGCTCTCCTTTCATGTTTCTCATTCTTAACGTGTACAATACATTTTTCTGGTTGATATACTGTAATATAGTGCTAGGAACCCTTTTTGCTTTAAACATAATACATACTGATTCATAGTATGAACTACCAGGTATCGACTGGTTTTCTTGTTTGACATATATTCCGGCTTTTTCGATATCTGTGAAATATATCTTTCCATCTTCGGTCTGATTACGAACAGAAATTTCACATTCACAAGGATATTGAGTACCGTCATAGTCGACATGTGTCCATACCGTTCTTACGGCACAAATTTCTTTCATTGGGGGTATCCCGGATTTTTCCCATAGCAAAATATCCCCACCATAAATCTTTGTTGTGTCTTTTCCTTCGACAGGAAATCCAGTGATTTCCTGTCTGTTCAAAAATGCTTTATAAATCATTCAATCATCCCTCCTCAAAAGTGAAATATAGTGTATCTGTCCGGTCAGTTCCTGCGGCTACCAGGGCGTCATAATCAGCTTTTTTGATTCGTTTTACACATCTTAATTGTGCCTTTTTTAATTGTTCAGAAGTACTGCTAGAACCACCAGAGCCGTCCGTAAAATCATCAATCGTTGCCGGAGAAAATTCAGAATCCGAACTATCTGTAAACTCTGCATAGCTGATTGTCGGCATTTCAGAACGTGTAAGGTTGACAGTTGCGGATATCTCAGGCGTATCTTTTCCAAGCTGTCGGCTGTTACTGTTAAATGGCGCGTTATTGGCACTGTAAGTATCAATCAACTGGCTGTTTCCCAACTTCAGAGTCCTGCTCATGATATAAGAGTGCACATACCACTCCAGCTCTGTGCCGTCTTCCATCTGCTTCGTGTTGCGCAGCTCTATTGTCTGTCCGACAGTATTCAGCGGGTTTCCGATAACTTCTACTGTGTAGGCTTGCGCTCGATAATACTTTCTCAAATCCCGATTTACAAAAGTGCCATAACAGATGTTGATAATCGGCTTTTTTCTACTGATTCCACCGTATTCATCCGCATTCCATACATAATCCATCCAGTCCTCATTACCTACAAAAAAGCTGTTCCGGTTATAGAAAACATTGCTTTCATAAGCTTCCTGTGCAGTTGGCTCGCCCTGTGTAAATCCAAATGCTCTGTTAGGATCTGGGTCTGTGAAAATCGTATGCGGGAACCAGATTCTTCCCTCTTTCGCCCAGAAGCTTTTGAATGTATCAAGATGCACCTCAGCATTATCGTAATATTGATAGATTTCCTTTCCAGTTGTGGTTTCTCCTGTCTTATGACTGTTCTGACGAAGCTTCAAGTACTCAAACCGACCATCCCTGTTCATCCATCCGAAGCGGTCGTTTTGTAAGCAGAGATCTTTCAGAATGTTTACTACATTCATCTCATTGGCATTATTCGTATCTGGCACATAAGCATCGTCCCAGTGCAGCTTTGTTGATACCTGTTCCAACCCGATAAATGCAAACAGCTTGTCTCTGAACTGCTTTTGTGTAAGCTTCTTCTTTTTGTCTGTCGTCTGATTCTTATACCACCTTGCTATGTCTGTGTTTCTCAGATCATACAGGTAATCATATGCTATTACCTTTCGTGTTGAGTAGGTAGATGTTCTCTCTGCACTGGCAATTCTTCCGGTAAATACCTTGATTTTCGTTTTGTTGCATTCCAGATACACCTCAATCCTGCCTGATGGATATGAGCCTTCATCGGTTCCCCAGAACTGTTTGTGTCCTGTTTCAAAAGTTACTTGGTTGGAGATGCAGCCACCAAAGATAAAGTACTGTTCAGAGCAGATGGATTCCTGAAGGACAAACGTATTTGCCTTGATACCGCCATTTTCATGGGTCAGATCCTCGAACTCTCCATCTATCCAATGGACTGTTACGTACACTGGTGCGCTTTCTTCAGTTTCTCCTGTGCCTCCACTGCCTGTATTGCTGTCAAATGGGTTTTTTCCGTCATTCGTGACTTTAATTTGAAAACTGTCAGAACCAACGAATTTGGAAACTCCGTTGACCGTGGAATTATAAGAAACTGTGATGGTCTTAGAACCTGCGGTGGAACTATCGAAACCAGAAATATCATAACCTGTAATTTCTTCTTCTGTTCCGTCCTGCCTTACCGATGCAACAGTCAGCCCGGACGGGTCGAATGTTTCTCCGATTTTGTAATAAATCTTGGATGGAAAACTTGTGATTCTTATTCCCGAAAGATCGTATACGGTCACTTTAAAAGTAGCGGTATGTGTTTTATAGGTTACTGTGATTGTCTTTTCGCCAACAGATGAACTATCAAATCCAGATACTTCAAATCCAGTTGTTTTTGTTTCTGATGTTCCGTCAGTGTATTTAACAAGGATTGACAATCCTGTAGAATCAAAGCTCTCACCGGAAAGAAATTCTGTTTTTTCTGGAAACGTATTAACTTCAATTTCCGATACATCAACCACTGTCACTGCAAAACTTGCAGTGCGTGTGCTAGCCAGAACGGTAGGCGCTTTATAGGTTACCGTGACAGTTTTCTCTCCAGCAGAGGAACTGTCAAAACCAGATATTTCGTAGCCAGTTGTTTTTGTTTCTGATGTGCCGTCGGTATATTTAACAAGGATGGATAATCCGGTGGAATCAAAGCTGTCGCCGGAATAGTATTTTAGCTTGCGTGGGAGTGTTTCAATTTCAATTCCATCTATATCAATTGCTAAAACGTCAAAAGATGCACTTTGTTCATCGAATTCAAAAGTTATAGTATTATTTCCACGTTTTGTGAGAATGTTCGGAAATGAAGAATCAATACTTCCTATTGGTACCAGTCCAGATGTATTGTTGTTGTAATACGCAGTAACTACAAGCCCTGTACTATCAAAAGCCTCACCAATAAGATATTTAACCTTTGTTGGCATGTGAGTAATTTCGAGTTTTTCCACTCGGACTAACCACGTGATTGTACCTGTGGCTCCCCATGGAGAACCTGAGATTTCATTGGTTTTTTTATTTAGAGCGATATTTGTCGTCACTTTCGTAGAAAAGGCGTTTTTGTCGATTTTAATCACACTCGCAGGAATCAAAACATTGGCAAGCTGAGTATTAGAAAATGCTAACTTCCAAATGAATTTAACGCCGTTTGCAATCTCTAAATTTTTAAGTGAGGTGTCCGAAAATGCACTTTCTTCAATACTTGTAACACTTGCAGGAACAGCAATTTCTGTGATTTTACTACAGCTTGAAAAACAATATGCTGGTATTCTAGTTATTCCGTTTTCCAGTGAAACATTCGATAATTTTGAGCATGAGATAAATTGTCTATTTCCATTCCATTTTACACTTCCGGAAAGAGTTAGATTTTCTATTGTACTATTGCCATGAAAGGCTTCATTTTCTATGGTGCCGCCACGAATAACTGTATTCTTTGCTGATATGTTGTTTATATAAGTACTTCCGCTGGTTTTGAATAGTGCGCCGTCTCCACCCATTTCCAAGTGTTCAAGTGTGCTCCCTTGAAAACTATATTGCATGTTTTTTAATGTAGACGGAAGGATTAACTGTGTGAGCAGTGGGCATCTATTAAATGCTAAATCAGCAATGGATTCGAGACCATCATGGAATGTAACTTCTCGCAAATTTGAAAGACCAGAAAAGCTTCCGCTTCCTATTTCGACTATTGCTCCTGGAATATCTAAAGTTTCGATATTTAGGCAGTTAGTGAAGCAATAATCTCCAATTTTGGATAATGACCGTGGAAAAGAAATCTCTGTTAACTTCGAGCCTCCGAAGTTTGCGTATCCTATTTCGGTTAATGTTTCTGGAAAAGAAAGTTGCTCAAGATTTGTGATGTTCGTTCCAGGAAACATTTGATTTGGAACTTTAGTAACGCCATCCCCAATATTTAGTATCTTTACACGATTTATAATGGAATTTGGCGTATCTTCTATTGATGCCAGAGCTTTGAATTCACCTGTTCCAATTATATTCATTTGTCCAGTTTCAAGATCAAAAGTGGCTGTAACGTCTTCTTGATTTGGAACGCCTATCTGTACGGTATATGAATCCAATATAGTGACTGGAATTTCGGCAGTAACACCAAAATAATCAACTATTGCGATTTTTAGTCCTGCTGTTGAAGTATCAACTTGGCTGACAGTGAATCCATCTTCTATGTTTTTTTCAGTAATTCCATCGCTATATGTCGCTTGAATATAATACAAACTTACATTGCTTGTGTCTCCAACAAAATAAAATGTACCGTTAACTCTACTGTATGAAATACTTACAGGAGTCATAATTGTTACGTTAAGTTCTGTAGTTAGAACGTTGTAATTTACGGTAATTGTATTTACTTTCGGAGAGCTACTGTCAAATCCAGAATAAGTACAATCTTTTGTAACATCTATAGTATTTCCATCACTTGCCGTTGCAGTTACCACAATGCCTGTAGAATCAAATTCTTTTCCTATATGGTAATTTGTCTTGGTCGGCATAGTCGTTACTGATATGGCGGTAATAGAAGCTTCTAAGACGGAAATCTCAAATCTTGTAGTCTTACCAGACGCAGTAACGGTTATAACTTTTGCTCCTGCGGAACTGCTGTCGAATCCTGACAACTTATAATCAGTGGTGATTTCGGTTGTGTCGTCATTGTATGTTTGAGTCACCACGAGACCCGTGGTGTCAAATAATTCGCCCTGATAGTATCTGGTCTTCTCTGGCATTTTTGATATGGTGACTTGGACAACATATTTGTCAACAAATTTCTCATAGCTAACTGCCTGTGATACACCTGCATTCTTTACCAGAATCGAAACCGGAACCGCAGAAGATACGGAAAGAGTTAGGTTTGTTGTGGTTTTACCGTCGGTGATTGACGATGTACCGGTGTATGAACTGCTTGTAGGTCTCTGGACAACATTGATAAATAATGTCTGCCCCTCTATCAAGAATACTTCGTATTTCAGCGCATATGATGAAGATGTGCTTGAATAATACACATATCCTTCTGCTCTGATTTTGAGGAATCTTTTTCCCGACGTAAGCGTTCCTTCCTGTCGGTAAATATAATAAACCGCGCCATCCCTGCGCCAGATTTTGAGTTGTTCGGCGTTTTGCCCGAATCCGATAAAATTGTTACCAGAAACATATATAGTACTGGCGGTCTTTCCTGCGTAGGTAAACCAGTTAACGCCCGTGACACTAACTACATCATCGTCGTGCTTCTTGTTGTTAACAATAGCAGTCATCCCGGTCGTTGTATTCAATAAACTGTCAAAAGATACTGTATCTGCCATCTCTGCCTCCTAAAATAAAGAGCACATGAGCTGTGACACCCATGCACTCTGGTTTAATACTCTATCAGTGCGATCCTGATGCTTGCATAAAAGATCATGTTTCTTTTCTTATCGATCTCGTTTACTGTGAAGTCTATATCCGGGATGTATACTTCTGCATCTTCGTAAGTGTTTGTCTCGTCATTCCAGTAAGTGATCTTCCCTTTTCGCTCTGCTTTATTTGTAATCGCATTGTTTATGATATTCTGGCACTGGATTTTTTCTTCGAGTGTCAGATCGTCTACTGTCTCGAACTCAATTTTTGTACGGTTGTGGTCCATTACATCCCTGTGCAGATATCCTTTTGTATCTGACCAGGGGTCGTTTTCAAGTCTCTGATTTGGTGTACTCTTCCAGCCACCTTTCTTGATGTATTCATGCGGGAAAACCTGTCCTCCGAACTTTAGCAGCCAGCCGCCGAAATTCGCAGCGGATCCTGAGCTAAACTCGCTCATATATTCACCTACCCTTCAAAGATTCCGAAGCCTGTCCGGTTCCTGTATTGTCCATTCTGATCGCGAAGCCAGCGGATGAATTCATTTCCGTCAATATTCAGTACAATGTACTGAGGAGAACTTCCGCCATTGTTTCCAGATTCCCTCAGAGCATCCTTCATTGCCTGCTTCATAGTCGAAAGAGGAGATACAACTTCTGTCTCACGCTTGTTATCACCGAGGATTGCTGCAAACTCTCCGGCATTTCGTGGCACAACTGTACCTTTTGCCAAGTATGGAATCTGCGGTGCTGTCATGGTCGGGATTGTAAATCCCCAGGTGCTTCCTCCAATCTTCGGTACCCAGTTCGGAACCTTTATCTTCAAATGGTTTAAAACTCCAATAGCTGTATTGACGCCCGAGATAATTCCACGAATCATTCCATTAATCAGTGCAATAACCCCATTGATAGGCACTTTCGCAATTCCTACCAGTGCTTCGAACACGCCTTTGAAGATATTCTTTACGCCTTCCCACGCACGTTTCCAGTCACCTGTAAATACACCAACAATAAAATCGATCACGCCGCCAAGGGCTTTCAGTATTCCAGCAACTACTTCGCTTACCGAATCAAACAATTCCAGAAATACATTGCCAATAATACTAAGAGCACTTGCTATTTGCGGAGCCACATTGCCAATAATGAACTTAACCAATGGTACTAATACGTTTTCCCATAGAACTTTCAGTGCATCTACGATTTTTCCGATAAGTTCGATTGCATTATGTACAGCATCACCTACAGGTCCTGCCATGATCTCACTAATCTTAGCTGCCAGTTGGTCTAATACAGGCACTATGTAGCTGTTATAGGCATTTAAAAATACTGTGAGTATTTCAGATAGCCCGTTAGCAAGAGAATCGAAAAAAGGCTTGATATGAGCATCATACATAGTGATAAGTTCATCCATAGCAATCTGCCACGCATCTGCGATAGCCGTAATTACTGTCTCTATTGGCTGTAATGTATTCTCAATAGTCTGTTTAATCAATTCGGCATTCTCCTGTAATGGAACCAGGAGCAGGTTGATAGAATCTCTAAGCATCTGCCCGGCCAACGTCAATGCCGTCATAACGGTATCTGATATGATCTGTATCACACTTCCTATGATGTTCTGCGTGGTCTGTCCGCCAAACACAGAGAATATATCTGCAAAAACTGCCGATAAATCACCTATTTCATCTGCGATTTCTCCAGCGACATCAAACATCTTGATGATAAATTTCTTGATTCGGTCAACATTCTTTGACAGATAAGATTCTATTCCCCCAACAAGTGCAGCTGCCAGGGTAAGTCCAACCTTTGCTATTGAACCGGTTATCTTTCCGAGATTCTTAACTACCTTTTTTGCAAACTCCGAAGCAGCTTTCTTGACATCAGGATCCGTAAAAATATCTGTCAGATACTTCTTGATATTCCCAAGATCACTGATTAGTTCATTCAGCATCGGTTTGTAGTCTCCAAGTCCCTCAAAGAACCCGCCCTTGAAGATGTCTCCAAGTTCTTTTAGCTTTTTCGCCAGTTTTCCTACTGCGCTGGTTGCCTTATCTGCTTCATCTGACACATCGGCAAGCTTTCCGTAGTCCACATTGCCAATATCCCCGATTCCTATATCTGCTATAGCCGGAGTCTTTGTTGAGTCGGACGTGTCTGAGTTATCCTTGCCTATGACATTCAATTCATCAAACGATGCAATGTTCTTCTTCAGTGCCTTATTCTGCTTTTTCAGTGCCCCTGTGCTGTCCTTCGTGGAATCTGTTACATTCTGCGTAGCATCAGCCAGACTATCAGCTCCATCAGCAGCGCTGCCATAAGCATCTTCTGTGGCTGACAGATCAGTTCCAGTAAGTCCCGCTCCACTGGCTCCCGTCTGCCCGGATGATTTGTTTCCGGTTATCAGTTCCGTAAAGGACTTAAAAACATTTGCAACCGTGGCAAGTTTTGTCAATAAGAGATTTATCACTTTTATGACCGGAGTGAAGATGTTAATCAGTCCTTGTCCGACTGTAGCTTTCAGGGACTGGATCTGCAGTTGCATCACCCTGACCTGGTTCGCCCAAGATCCGGACGTTCGTGCGAAGTCTCCAGAAGCATCCGATAACTGACTTGTTACAAATTTCAGTCGCAGCGCAACCTTCTCCTGCTCTGTCATGGCAGATGTGGTCTTTCCGAAACCATTTGCCAGTGCGAACTGATCGAGGGCCGTCTGGGTCATTACAACACCGAGGTCCTTCAAAGATTCCGTTTCACCAGTAAAGACGCTCTTCAACTTTGTGAATGCTTCTCCCTGATCGAGATTATAGAAAGATGCAACATCACCTGTGAGCTGAGTCAGCTGAGTAGACATATTGTACGCCTGCTCCTCTGAGAATCCGAAGGCTTTTGCCATAGCTCCAAAAGTACCGGTGTACTGCTTCGCCATTGTTTCGGAGAGTCCGGCAGATGTCATGGCACTTTTAGCAAATTCGTTGACCTTATCTGACATGGTTGTAAATGTAACATCTACAACGTTCTGGACTTCTGCCAGATCAGAGCCAAGTTCTATACACTCCTTGCCAAATTGTGCAAGTTTTCCAATCGCCAGTGCTGTGCCAACGAGTGTGCCAATCTTCTTTATCGTGCTTCCAAGTTTATTGAAAGACCCTTCCATTCGGGAAGCGCTATTTCTGACTGTTCTTTCAGCTTCTGGCATTCCATTTCGGATTCCTGAAGTATCAAGTCTCGTATCAATTACGACTGTACCGTCTGCTGCCACATCATCCACCTCCTAGCCGGTTGAGTTTTTCATTCAGTGCGTCTTTATATGCCTGTTCTTCATCTGAAAGTTGTGTTCTTATATCGATAATCTTCTTGTTATCGTAATAAAACTTTTTCTCCCACTTCTCAAGTCTTTCACCATGCGCTTTCTTTGAACGAATGCCAAGTACTGTATTAAATAAGCATTCGCCCGCCTCCATAAAATAGCTAAAAAACGTCCACCAATGCATGTATGGTGCTGCTCTAACCTCCGTGTTTGCTACTTTGTTTACCGCAGGTATGATCATTTCTCCGTCCTGCCCCCAGTCCATCAGACGTGGTTTAGGTTTTCCCGGGTCATCGTCCGTCTGTCCGCAGTCAATAAATTCACAAGCCTTCCTGCAGGCTTCTTCCACATGCTCCGGTGGGATATTCTCCCAGTTTTCGTAAAGAATCTTTAGCATTACTAATCTTTTTCCATATGCGTTCAGATTTGGGTCATTCTGTGCGATCAGAATGTCTATGATTGCGCGAAAATCCGTCCTGATAGAAAAAGACACCCCGCCGATATTCAGCGAGGTGGGTAATTCATAGGCATTCATTTTGTATACTTCTCCGTATATTTATCAACTTCTGCCTGCATTTTCTTTCTTCTCTTTTCAATTTCCGGTGCGATCGCATCAGCTACCTTGTCCAGAACGATATTTGCAAACATCTGCCCGTTTCCAAATACCGTAGTTGCTGTGATCGGTTCCCTGAAAAGGTCTTTTGATGCTTCATAGCCGAGCAGATAGTTAATCTTATCCTGAATCAGTTCATTCAATTTTGCTGCTTCTTTTGCAAATGCAACATTTTTAACCGTTTCTTCCATCTTCTCAAAAAACGCAGAAACTTCTTCTGCTCTGGCAGCAATATTTACATCTGTTGGATTCAGCCTGAATGATGCAAAGATTTCATTCTGATTATTCGTAAATGTAAATGTGAGGATTCCATCATCAATCTTCGTGTTAATTGTTTTCGACATCTAAGTTCTCCTTTCAGACGCTAGGCGTAAATGTTGCTGTAGCGAGGTCGAAGGTACCTTTTGTACGCTTTCCAACATAATTTACACTGAACGGGATCTGATATCCGGATGTATCACCGCCGTAAGATGTCGGCACAATATAGCAGGCCTGCTGGTACGCTTCATACTTGCCGTCTGTAGTCTCTTTCCACAGATGAGCTTCTACAGCATTCGTTTTAAGATTATCGTCCTTTAATCTCTCATCAATGATCGTCTGTAACTTATCAGACAGCGTTGATTCTGTGTCTGCATAATACGGGTCCGCATCCGAAGATACCTCATATCCGTTATGCTTAAATGTAGATTCTCCATTGATGTTCTTAGAGGTCTCTGTATCTGGATTAAGTTCAACATTGTACTCTTCCAGATCTTTCCCTAACCGTTCATACTTTGGTGTTTCTCCTTTGCACAGAGAACCCGCATCAATGAAATGTGCCATATATTTACGGTCAATTCTTCCTGTAACTGCTCCCATAAAATGTTCCTTTCTGTCTGTATTCCAGACCATTATTCATTTTCTGTATAAATAATTCTTACCTGTATCATGTAACGTGCCAGTCCTGCCTCATAATTAACTCCTGACAGGTTCGGCATGTTCTGAAGGTTCTCCATCTTCTCAATCGTGCAGTTCTTTCCGAAATCCGGATATTCTTTCTTTTCGTTCTGCTCTTCCAGCCACTCCATGAATGTCTGGGCGAAATTCATCGCTTCCAGATTCAGGTCATCTGATTCGGAAGAATATTCCTTTACGATAATGATCGAGAATCCATATTCTTTTAGTGCATCACCGGTTATGTATTTCTTTCTGACCTTATCTGAATAATTTGTGATCAGAGATATACCGTTCGGTGATTCCGGTGAAAAGTTAAAATTAAGCATACTCCCTGCCAGCTCTTTCACTTTCGGTACGAAGTATGCTTTTACTGCATCATGTTTACTCATATTTACCTGCTCCTCAAGTATTCCTCATAGGATCTTGTAAGATCATCTTTCCTTGCCGTCATCATTGCTTTGTCCCAGTGATCTGTTGCAAGAGGATGCCTGAACTTGCTATATTTAAGTTTTCCTCCCGTCGGGGTCTTATGTGGAGGGGAATAGAATCCCATGATTTCTCCTCCGTCCATAAGCGGGTAGTTCGGACCATATACCTCACCGATATACTGATAATGCGCATATGGGCTGTTATATGTTACATGTCCACAATTCTCATCTGCTGTGATATCTATGTTCTGTGAAAGTACCAGGTTATCTGCCGGTACATATGGATCCATAAAACGTACTGCGGAATTTGCAAGGAATAGCATTCCCTGTCTTCCCCCAGTCACTCTTCTCGCTATATTTGACGGAGAATTGTTCCAATTAAAGCGTGTTCTCATATTCAGCCTCCCAGTCTGTAATGTTTTCCAAGTGGGAAACTTGTGTTATCCGAAAAAGCCGTTACCTTAAAGGCATTCGGTTTATATCTGTTGAGAACCTGTGCTGCAGTCTGGCCGGACGTCCCCGTGATTTCTTCAGAGCATTCTCCCAGAATCACGATATCTCCCTGAAGTATAGAAATCGGTTCCTTGCAGCTTTCTTTCGGGATTCTGGCTACATATGTGTTCTGCACGTTCACTTTTGTTTCATTAAACCCCGTATTCACAACCATTTTCCAGAAGCAATTATGGAACACTGATTTTACCCAGTGTTCCTTATTATCCTTCATTGCCTTATGATACAAAGTGATCGTATGTACGTAATTCGGATTCATAACTGCATTCCTCTGTATAAGAGACCTGTGTTTCCAAGATACTTATAAATGATCTCTCTCTCCTTTTTGCTCTTTCCTTCCTCTGTATACGAAGACTGGGATAAGTCAAAGGTCCCTGATTCTCCGTCGTTCGAATAGGAGGAAAGGAGACCGCCTCCTTGTTCTGCTGCCTTCTGAGCCACTGTATCTGCCTGATACAGCAATTCTGCAAGCTCACAGGTGCAATCTTTCACATCTTCCGTGATAAGGTCAAAATCAGCTGCCAGGCGGCTCATGGTATACTGATTTAATACGCGTTCCGCCTGTTTCTCCCAGTAAGGGTATATCCCTTCCGGAATTACCGGAGATCTTCCTAACAGATACCCTGTTTCGTAATAGCTACGGTCTGCATACATTTACGTCACATCCTTATATCATTCATTTGCTTTTAATACAGAGAACGGGCATCTCTTTGTTTTATCTTTCTGGAGACTATTGATCGGATTCGGAATCTCCCAGCCAAGACGCATAACTGCTCTCAGAGCTACCATGTCATTCTGCATCAGGTTGTATGCGATAGAACCATCTTTATTCTGTACAACGCCCTCTGTAAAGAGTTTGAATGTGATGTCCTGGCGGATAGAATATACCAGCTGGGAGAAGTCTCCGGAGATCATCAGAGCTTTACTCTTATCGAAAGCACCATTATTTGGGAAGTTCATTGGACTTCCATCCAGGGAATAATTGGTTCCTGTCTGCATGTCGCTCTTGAACAGGGGATTTCCGGTTGTATCCTTTAATTCTCTCAGTTTTGCTCTCATAGAGATGTCTGCCATATGTCCATTTACGAAATATCCGCTGTTCTCTACTTTTGCAATCACGCCGTCTACTCCCATGATCTTGTCATAGAGGTTATCATCACTTCCGATTGTTACTACGGACTTCGCTGCATTCGCAGTAGTTACAACGTCATCTCTCCAGGAAGATGGTTTATCTGTGCCAAACAGGATAGCTCCATCAATCACTTTTCCAAACGCTTCAATGATTCTCGGTCTTACTTCGGCCCAGATATCATATTCTGAATCGTCCAGTACTGCTTCCGGTACCGGCACGATAACTGCGATTTCTTCTGCAGTGATAAACTTATTGCTCCATGCCTGCTTTGTAGTCTGTTTCTGACCTGTATCGCCATTTACGAAGTATGCGATTGGCAGCATATCAAGAACCGGCATTTTGTACTGTCTTGATGTCATATTTGCCATTCTTCGCCCTCTCTGGAGCACTGCTGACTGGGTAACTACTCCCTGGATGATCTCATTTGACTCCTGTACCGGAATCAGAGACTCAGCTCCGGTTCTGTCAATAATGTTTACGTCGTTATCAAAAAGTCTTAAATTCATTCTGTTTCTGTTCATGTTTCTCTCCTTATCTTCTCATTGCTGCACGGATCCGGTCATTGATTGACGCATTGACATTTCCTCCGGTGTTCTGATTATCAGCTCCCGTGGATGTGGAAACTCTGTATGCTCCTTTTCCGTAACGTGGATTTTCTTTCAGAAATTTATCTGCTGCCTTTATAAAATCAGTCTTGTCATCTACAAGCTTATTGACTTTAAAAAGAACATAATCCATATCTTCTGCCCTTACGCCTTTTTCTGACAGGATTTTTTCATTTTTATACTGCTGCAGTTCCTGCTTATATGTGTCTCTTTCTTTTGTGATTGCATCGACATCCGGCTGATTTGCTTTCTGTTTTGCTTTAAAATCCGCAATTGCAGTAGTGATCTGTTCCTCACTTAAGCCCTGCTGTCTGTAAAAGCTTGCCAAGGCTGCTCTTTCCGCCTTCTGTGCTCTGCTATTTGCAATCTCTTCCGCCTGTTCAAATGTGTACCCAGTGTTTCCGTTCTGGCCGCTGCTGCCAGTCCCACCATTTCCGTTCGGATTCCCAGTTCCGCTGTCTCCGCCAGTTCCTCCTTCATCGAAAATGTGTAAATTCATTAATTTATTTTTCATTGTTTTCCTCCATATTCCCAGAGCTTTTATCTGTCTTCATGTTTTGGACATAATAAAACCAGCCTTGTCGGACTGGTCAAACAAACTCTATGCAGTTATATTCCTGATTAATGGCTGTAAGCCCAAGAAACCAGGAGTCTATCAAAAGTTTTCCCCTGTCGTCCAGGTCTTTCCATTTTATCGTGGTCTTTCCGGAAGCTGTCTCTGCTCTGATCCGGTTGTCCGTCAGGTCTTCCAGGGAATTAATCAGATTACAGGTCAGAGCTGAAATGGCAGAACATACAATATCCTGTCCATTTACTGATCTGCACGCATGACCATTCATCTGTATTTCGGAAGAAGTTATTTTAACTATTATCATTTTTTGTTTCTCCTAGTGTTTTAACTTTTCAAGTTCCAGTATTCCAATCTCTGCTTTCGTTGGCATGAACTTTCCGCGTAATCCATCTTGAGTGATTCTTTGTTTCTGTTCTGGCAGTTTTAGTTTTTCAGAAAAGTTTTTATAGGTCTGCATTTGACCCTGATATCTAGCTTTTGCAAGAATAATATCTTCCGGAGTAGCTTCTCCATCTTGTAACAGTTTTATCGTTTGTCTCTGGGCACGCATTCCCCGTTCCATCTTCCTCTGCTGCTGAAGTGCTTCATAGGTTGTGTATTCTTTACCGTTATAGGTCTTCGGGGTATTTTCTTCCTGGTTCATCCGTTTTAGCTGTTCATCTGTATAAGTTCTTACGGATCCGGGTGGAAATGGTTTGTAGTCATGATAACAGTTAGCCCCTTTCAGACCGGTTACTTCTCCCAGACCGCACACAGAATGAAGCTGTTCCATGCTGTATACCCTTCCCTGCCACGGCTGATGTGAAGGCCTTGCACCGACATGATAACTTACCTCATACATATCTGTGTGAAGTTCTGCCGCTACCTGCTCATTTATCTTTCCCTGCACCTGTCTGAATCCTGTGAGAACTGCTCTCCTGGCAGCTACATTCACTCTGTCTCTCCGTCCGGAATCATAATCTATGTATCGGATGCCCGAATCGGTCATTTGTTTAATTGTTCTTCCTAAAACAGTGTTGTAATCAAAAGCCCCTGATTGAATATCCAGAACCGCATTATCCATTGTGGATCTGTAAAAATCCATAAGCGGAGCTGATTTGATTTTCCCAGTCGCAGGATCTCTGATTGCAAATCCCATGGAAGCGGTCAAATTCTTGTATTCGCCCTGTAGCTGTTCTTTTGTTGCTTCTATGAGTCTCTGGAGAACAACGTTTTCTTCAAAAGGTATCTGCTGCATATCTGCGAATTTATAGAATCTTTCATGTCCATAGTATTCTTCGTATGCCTTATCAGAAAAGATCTTCTCCATTTCCTTTTCAGAGGCTTCAAGAGCTGACTGAATGTACTTTTTAATCTGTTCCTGTGACATTCCCAGTTGCTGTAATCTTGTCAACTGCCAGTCTGCAGATGCTGTAGAAACTCCATTTTCTTTGATACGGCGAACGATATCGGACATGATCCGGATTTCCAGTTCTGAAAAGATATTCTCAGTCTTTGCTGTCAGCTTTTCGATTTCTCCCTGTGTCATTCGATCACCGTATCCTCTGGCTGTTCGACTGAAGCTTTTGCTTTTTCCTCGGTCTCCCCATAATACTTGGCTCTGTATTCCCATAATGGCATTGCGCCCATGCTTACGTCCTGACGATCAGACTGGCGTTCCGCCTGTTTGTCCTCAATGATCGAATCATCAAAGTCAATTGTGATCTCAGTATCCGGATTTAATGGATTTCCGAGTACAATGCCGAGTCGAATAATAATCTGTATCAGTTCTTTCAGAACGTCTTCCAGGATAATCTCATGCTTTTTGATCATGCGATACATATCTGAGTTTTCTGAGATGACTTCTGTGGCCGTCTTTACGCCGCTGCTGTCGAATTTATATCTTTCTGTGCCAAACCCACATTTCAAAGAAAGATAATTCAGGTCATCATTAATAGCCTTCGAATGCTGTTCCGATCTAAGATCCATGTTGATCTCTTTTATCAGTCCTTCTTTGTCCTTATCGTAATTATCCGGAAGCTGGTAAAATACTGTATCTTCCGGGTCAAATGCCGGATTTCCATCTATATTCCTTATCATTTCCGGAGCAACAAATATTCTCTTTCTTCCAAGGTCAAACTCGTTGTTATATGAGTCATATTCAATGTCCAGTTTTTTCAGGATATCAATAGAATTCGCGTATATTGCGATTCCCATGGGGTTACTTTCGTCTTCGTCTGCATTATTTACGATATTTAAGCGATCTATCGTGAACTGAGGTTCCGATGAACCTGTCTCCACTCTCATAGAAAGGTTTCTAAAAGGTTTTAACTGTTTCCATTCTTCTTCTTTGAGTTCTTTTCCTTCCCTGCTGCCAGTCTGACATTCCAGGACGGTATTTTCGATGACGTACTGCAAACCCTGTTCTGTTTCTTCCATCTGGTGAATCTGAACCTGTATGTATTTTCTTCTTGCAACGGTCTTTTGAAATGTAAATGCACACTCTGTAATCTTTCCATTGTTCCAACTGATCGGGTATATATCTTTTGCGCTCACATAATCAATCCCTATCTTTCCGGTGCCAGGAATGATCCTGCCTTCCTCATCCGCCTCTGCATCCTGCAGGTATGGGATATATGCAACTGTTCCGGAATATGCTTTCCTTTCCTGGTAATCATTCCCAAGGACCAGAAATCTGTTCTGTCTCAGAACTTCAGACACGAAGTCTCCCGTGGTTTCATCAGAAAGTGTAATCTGTACACGTTCATTTAAAAGCAGGTCTGCGATATCCTCTGCCAGTTTCTTTGCCATTCCCAAGCTTTTTCTGTGCTTTATTGAATATGTGCCCTGTCCGGAATATACTCTGTATCTTGTAAAATTTCTTACTTTTCCCTTGTACCAGCTCTCCCAGATGGCTGTCATTCGGTAAAAGGATCTGTCTACCGTATCAATTCCTTTTCTTTGCAGGTAACTAAATATATCCATCTTCCTCTACCTCCTTTCTCGCTATATCAACGATATATTCTTTTTCTTCTATCTCAGCAGGGAGCCACGTCTTTAAATATCTCCATGCAGTCATTACTGCATAGCGTAATGCGTCACATCCATGATCGTTTTCTTTGACTGGTACTTCCTTGCCTTTTTCAATTGATTTTTTATCGTACTCATATGTCCCCAGCTCTCTGATCAGATTCTCCTGTTTTGGAGAAATACTGAGGATATCGAATATAAATGCTTTCTGCACACGGCTGATTCCAAGTGCTACATCGTTCTCTGCATCTCTGATCAGAACACTATAATCCAGTCCGGTTCTGGTAGCTCTTCGGATTTCTTCCTGCAAGCCTTTTGCCGACGGGTCCAGGCACACATAAAAAGCTCTGATTCCATATTCTTCATGAAGATCATTCATAAAGTCTACTAAATCCTGCGCGTATTCTGACGGACTTCTCTGTGTTCCGGATTCCCGGCCACTGTGGTAATACTCTCCAAGCCCAGGAAACTTTCGCCTGTATGTGTCAAGTCCAAACGCCTGATAGGTTGTTGCATTCTGCTGTCCATAGTCTCCACCGATATATGCTCTTTCGTATGCTCTTCCTTCTTCCGGTTTCTTTCGGTTTCGGTCTGAGACCATATAATAGATCAGTTCATCTACTCCGACCGGTTCCCCCAGCCATGTCCAGCGGTACATCTTTGGATCTACGGCTTTCATGGCTTCTGCAGAATCAATCAGATCCTGTCCTAACCAGTCTACCGGTACGTCTCTGTAATCCGTATGAATGTGAATACAGTCAGGGCGTTTCTCCATCTTCTTGCACCATGTATTTACTGGTGCATTTGGATTCTTCGGCGGGTTGTACAGATAAATCATCTGGAATCCTGCTTTATTTCCCCTGACGAAAGTTGCTTCTATGTTCGCAAGTTCATCTTCACCTTCTCCGTCGTCAAAGAATTCTGTCAGCTCGTCCAGGATAACTAATTTAATTGGTTTATCTTCGTCAATGATACCTTTGGTGTCGTCTATGCCGTCGGATCCAGAGAAGTAAATGGTTGTATTGTACTTCTTATATGTGATTTCCATCGGACTTTTTGTTATATAAAACCGGTTCTTTGGTACCTGAAGGCGGTTAATACCTCGAAGCATTTCTTTGTATACCGTCTTTCTAAGTTTGTTGTGGTGTTTGCGCAAGACTACAGCTGATCCATGAGGGTCTGCTATGATCTGGTAGTCTGTCCGTATAGCAGCAAAACTGGATTTCGTGCCGGCACGTCCAGAAGTTAGGATGATGTGTTTATATGATTTATTATTGAACACCGGAAGATACTTCGGTATCACTATCTCTGATATTCTGACCTGCTTTTTCGTCCGCATCGTTTATAATCTCAACTCCATCCTCTTCTTCATCTGTCGGCGCCGCTGCCAGGCGTTCTGTCTGAGCTTTCATCTGTGCAATCTTTGCTTTCTGTTCTTCCGTTGCCATATTCATGTGATCTGACAGCCACTGCAGGGCTTTCATCCTGTCAGACAACTTAATACTGGCGCCGTCTTTTCCCTGTTTCACTTCTGACAGGATAGTGCCGTCCACCTCGGTAGAATCCTTGAACCGGACTGTGTTCACAATCTTTGTGAGTGGTTTCTCTTCTCCGGTTTCAGGATCCTTTATCTTCACAGGTCCATGCATTGCCATAACCGGTACCTCTTCCGTACCGAATGTCATGTAGTCAGTGATATCTGCAAAGGCTATATCCATGTACTTCTGGAAGATATCTGACTCTGAAAGAAATTCTCGGTTCAGGCGTTCCTGCTTCAGTCTGAGAATTTCTCCTTTTACTCTAACATTTCCTAACATCCTCGGACCGCTTGCTGCTGCCGTAAGGTAATCTGTTTTATATGCTTTCTGATATGCTTTTGTAGCATTGAAACTGCGAATGTAATAAACGCAAAAAAGCCGCTGTTTATCAGTTAATTCAGGATTTTCTATCACCTGCTCAACTTCACTCTCAGCCGCTTTCTTTTTCTTCGTCTTTTTCTTTTCCGAACGTTCGCTTTTTTTATCCGAACGTTCGCTATCCCATTTGTGGGTACATTTCCATCTTCTTACAGTGCCTTCTGGAATGTTTAACTGGCTTGCGATTTCTACCAGTTTCTTTCCCTGCTGGTATAGCTGTCTGGCTTCTTCTATTCTTTTATCTGGTGCTCTGGCCAAGCCTCACCACCTCTCATTCGTTTCGTTTTTGAGTATAGAAAAAGCAGTCCCGAAGGACTGCTTGTTTTATGTATTAATTATATTGTCGTTTGTCGCATTAAATTGATTTCAAAATGCCAATATTATTTTTTAAAATATCTTTACATCCTTCCGTACTAATTTCATTTCGTTTGAATTTTTCAAACAGCTTCAGAAGCATATAGGTATCAATAATTAAGCTTCCATTTCTTACTGCCAAAGCAACTTGTCTCTCATGTACCGGTTCTCTATCTGCAATCGGCTTATTCTTTTGATGATTCATAATCAAAAGTGCATGTACATTTTCGGGTTGCTTTTCATTATTATCTAAATATCCCTGATAATGAACATCTAACTGTGATATATTTTCAGACTTAACATTATGATTTACACCCTTAATTTCTCCAATAAATACATCGCTTCCAATTTCGGCCAAGAAATCTTCATTCTTTTTATCTTCGAACTGAGAAAAATCATGGTTAAGTAACTGACCTAAAATTTCGAGAACAACCTCTACTAGTTTATCACCAGTAGTATATAAAATAGATTTGTATCTACTATTTTGGTCCATTACTTTTCTCGCTTTATTAATTTCTTGCTCTGCCTTCTGTATTTTTTCTCTATTTTCTCGTATCAAATCTATTTGTTGAACATCATCAAACATTTGAACCTCCTCCATCCATTTAGGAATTTCTTGTTTTTCAGATATTAGTCCCATTTCTTTCAAAAATTCGTTAATTTGTTCATAATTTTCAAGATATAATGTAGTCGCAATAGTATTCTTATACTTACGAACAACATTTTTCCCGCTTGTAGATTTAATTAAAGCAGTACCGTTTTCATTATTAAAATAAAACGCTGCCTTTATATTCAGATTTCCAATCTTAGTTTCTGTATTTTCATATAAAATTTCTGTTGCAAATGTCTTATTTAATAATGTTTCCACTACTTTCCAAAGTACAAGATCAATAACATCTTTCAATTCATATGAACGTAAATATCTCCCTTTTTCGTGCAGAGGAGCAGTATAACTAAATCTATATCTCAAGTTCTGCGGAAGCAACACAACAATGGTTGTTTTTTTGCTATTAGCAATCATTGTAGACATACTTTTTATATCCGCAATAGAGTCTATAGTTCCTGGACTTGATGCTTTACATTCCCACATATCAGCATCATTTAGATCTATAATATTTATGTCAAAATCATCTAATGATTTTGCATCATGTATACTATTTACCTCTATATTTCTACCTGTGTATTTTTCATCCTTTTTGCAATATCTTAAAATTTGAATCATTTTCCATTCCTCCCACATACATTTTCTTTTATAATACTACAAAACGCCCTATATTTCTACAGGACGTTTTTTTAATGTATGTGGTTTGAATTTCTCCATAGGAAAAGCAGAACATCAGGATTCGAACCTGCGGCTCCATGGCTCACGCTCACTCCCTTTCGGTGAGATGTTCTGGTGATCTGCCAGGTGGGTACTGGCAGTCATTCAAGGGAAGGAGAACTCTGTATAATCTTCCACTGAGTTCAGTTTATACTATAGCATATTAAAATCGGACATATCGGACAAAACGGACAATTTTACTTTTTTTCAAAAAATCTATTAAATTCTTTGCGAACGCCTTCTTCAGTTGCTCTTCTTCCCATCTTTCCAGCTACCTGCTGCCAGGTCAGTTCTTCAAATACCTTGTATTTTATGATTCTCTGCATTCTGGGAGGGATTGTGTTTAGCCATCCTTCTACGTTTATCTTTAACTGCTCTGCCTGTCTTCTTCTCTCTTCCAGTATTTTCTGTTGGTAGCGCAGCTGACTGTCATCCCTAACAGAGAATGTTGTTCCCTGTACCTTAAAATGTTGTGGATTATAAGGAAACTCAGGGTTGCTTCCGGATACATTGGTCTGTATTACTGTCTTTTTCTTTCGGTTTAGCTTTTTAATCTCCTCTTCTGTCTCTCTGATCAGTTCGCAGGCGTCTATGTATTGGCTTAAGATATTCTTGTCCATCGGTATCGCTCCCCTTTCACAAATTCTTCAAATCCGTATCACATATTACTCACATTTTCTGGGTATAGTATTACCTGTACAGAGCAAAGAGTAATTGCAAAACTTTTTTCTTTTTCATACTTTTAGCCGGGAGCATGATTGTTCCCGGCCTCCTTCTTTTTATGTATCATTTTTACATAAGTGCCAGTAATGGCAGAATAAACAGCAGAATCTGCATTTCTTTCCTCTGGTTTCGAATAACCAGTATCTTAAGCGTTTTCTCATTTTCTGTATTCCCTTCCTGTCTTTTGGTCTCTTAATCCGGTTATCTCCAGTCCCATACGGTATGCCATTGCCCGAAGGATACAATAGTCTTTATATATCTGTTCTGGCATATGTCCTGCTGTCCGGATTGCTTTACTAGCTGTTGGATCCGGATAACCTTCAGCGTTTCTTCCCATTATTCATCCCTCCCGCATAATTTTAACAGCTGTTTTCTGCATACGTCCCATTCTACCCATATCATGTCTTTTCTTTTAATCGTTTCATCTACCATCATCACTCTATATCTACGGTTTGCAAGGTGCCCCCCCATAATAGGCATTTGATATCACGTGCGACTTACAGTTGATTTTTTCTGATGCTTCTCTTAATGCTATTACAGGCTCTATCACTTTTCCCGTTTTCATATCTGTAATCTCATATAGGTTCATTTTTTCTCCTTGTAGAATCTGCATTTACGGCATCTCTGTCTGGTTGTTACGAATCTTCCCTTAATCATGCTCATATTCGGGCATGTCGGAAGGACGTATACTGCAAGCTGGCCAATCTGTCCGGTACTGTGTTTGCAGGTCTTTGCTCTGTCATCATTCATCTTGTGTGCCTCCTTAGATATATTCTTCGATCAGCCAGCGGATAACTTCCACCATCTCTTTCTTAGTGATGCCGTTGTGTGTAGCCCATCCACTTACGTCCTGAATAGCTGTAAGTTTGTCCTCTACTTCTGTTTCCTCGTTATAAATGTTTTTAAATATTGCTGCTGCTTTTCCTACGTTCATTTTTCATCCTCCAGGTAATTCTTTCCAAACATCTTTACAAATTGTTCTCTGCTGCCGTATTTGGTTTCAAAAGCTCTCTGGCCGATCCGTTGTAGGGTGTATCTGACTTCTTTGTTCTTATGTGCAGATACATCTGAGGTCCTGTGGCATTCCGGGCAAAGATATACAGTCAAGCCATATTGCTCGGAATACTTACGGTTTGCACTTCCGTAGATGTGATGGCGTTCTGTGTAGCCGGTTTTGCCGCATATGAAGCACTGGCCCTTCATGTCTCTGTCAATGATGCTTTTGTGATGTTTTTTTCGTTTCTTTTTGATGATTCCTTTTGGAAACAGTAATCCTTCCTGATTCATCTGGTGTACCTCCGTAAACGTCTTATTGATCTGTTTCTTTTCCGAATCTCCAAGTTAAAATCTTCTACAGCTTCGGTAGCTTTCAATCTCTTATATTCCGCTAATCCTCCCCATGGTTTGTTAATGGCTGCATGATATCCAGAGTCACCATAAGATATTCCTCTGGGATTGTATCCGGTTATTTTTTTAAACAATTTCTTTTTCTGTCTGAGGTTCATGGCTCAATCCTCCGCTCCAAATGCTTTTCTGATTGCATGCTGATATGCTTTTGCAGCATTGCTTATACTCTTATAAGACCCCCGTAATTTGCATTTTTCTTTATATCCATCGCATTCAGTTCCATATAACCATGTGTTACGGCATATCCCGTCCTGGCTTGCGCAACATTTATACATTGTTTTCTCCTTTCCCCTGCTCCCTCTGACAGGCTCGGGAGCAGGAATAATATCTATGTGAATTTTGAAAGCACCCTTAGTTTTCCCACGGTCTTCCGTTATGGTCTACTTTTTCATTCAGCCATCTTTCCCAGAAAGCAGGATCCAGAAGCATGTTATAGGTTTTGTTTGCAAATGATCTCATTGCTTTTGCAAGATAATCGGCGGTACCATATGCTGTTAAAGAATCCATGTAGGTTTTTCTGGTTATCGGACTTTCTACCGGCTGTTCTGATTGCGCCGGCGCAATTTCTGATTCCGGGCGAACATCCTGTTCGGTTACTGGTTCTGGCATATATTCCGGATGATTCTGGATGTTGTCCTGTCCGGGAATCTGTGGTTCCGGCTCTGAAAGTGGTATTTCTTGACTTTTTCCCGTATTTTTCGGCTTAGGTTCTGATGTCTGAAAATCTGGTTTCAGTACTGTACTTTCCGTGCGCAGTTCTTCTTTTTCTTCAACTGCTGTTTTTTGACATTTATCCACAGAGTTATCCACTTTTTCCACTGGTTCTTTGGTCGGTTCTGGTTGCGCCGGCGCAATTTTCGGTTCTGGGCGAACACTCTGTTCGGTTGTTGGAGATATTTCTTCTTTCTCCGGCTCTGCGGGTGCTTCTTCTGGGATTCCGAAGTAATTTTCGTATGTACGGTTCCCTGCTGCCGCTTCTGCGAATATCTCCTGTGTATAAGCAAAAAACTGTTCCCATGTGATATTTTTCATTTCGCCATTGAAGATCTTCACTGTGATGTCTTCCTGGTGGAACATCAGGAACACTGTTCCCTTTCGGTAGCTCATGCTGTCACCTGGATTGATGATCTGGCTCATTCCTTTGATGTTTCCTGCCTGGTAGGCTTCGCTGCTATAGAGTGTGTTAAGGACTCCCTGTTTTTCATGGAAGAACTCCTGAATAGTGGCTTTTAACTTATCTTCTGTGTTCTGAGCCGACTTCCAGTCAAGCAGGTTCATTGGATTGTTTTCATTCTCCTTGTTGAAATCCTTCAGCTCTCGGATATCTTCTCTCTTGTCTTCCGCATGGAAGATCTGTCTGTCTTCTTCCGGAAGCTGGAGCATCTCTGTCAACTGGGCGAATTTGAAGTCCTTGTACTGTTCCTGAAGTTCCGGTGTATCTCCAGGAAGGGAATATCTTTCATAGACGTTCATAAAGCGGCTGACTCCTGATGGATTCATGCCATATTCTGCTTTGGCAAATTCTGCAATGGTGTTGTATCCATCGTGTTTATAGGCTCCTGACTTATCTATGCGGGTCAGCTGCCAGCCGATCCGCACGAAGCTCTTTACAATTCCGCCTAACTCCTGTTTGATCTCATTTTTGCTCTGGATGTAATCATCCATGCTTAACTGCATATATTCCATAGTGTTCTCCTTATGCTATGCCTGCTGCCGGTACCTGAATCTTTATCTTCTTTTTTCGGATGCTCCGTTTGTACCGGTTCAGGACATCATTGATGGTCTCTTTATCCGGCTGCCGGTCATATTCTGAATAGAACTGGATGATATGGTCGTCCTTCAGGCTGATCTCTATGGTGTAGTAGGGCTTTTTCAGTTCTGATTTTTTTCGCAGGAACAGGATCCAGCTGACGCCATCTGCCATCTTTCTCATGTAGGTGTCACTGCTTCCCACACAATGATGAAGAGTTCTTCCTTCATCCATCAGTTCTTTACAAGTCCCTGCCGGTATGATCATGTATTCCCGGTCTTCCCAGAAGTAATCTTTCATGTCCGGAAGCCTTTCTTTTATCCGGTCATCCAGTTTCTTATATCCTTCCAGCCGTTTATCATCCTTTCTCTGATTTCTCACTTCTACCAGCTGATCGTGCCTAGCCTTTAAATCCTTTGGAAATCTCACAATATCGTCAGTGGTATCGTATCCCTCTTCTCTTGCCATACGCAGGTAGTCTCTCCATATGATCGTGAATTTACTTGGAGCTATTTTCTGTTTCTTCAGATAGTTGACCATCCGGTTTACGCTTTCAAGTTCATTAAGGATGTCCTGGCAGTCACTTATTTTTAAATTCTTTCCGGCAATCCATTCCAGACTTTCCTGTGTGATCCGGATGTCATTGTTCTGTTCATATTGGAGCCATCCCAGGATGGCAGCTCCACCGTTTATCGTTTTCAGCCTGTTTAAATGGTTTCCGTCCAGCATCAGTGTCTCCCTGAGATTCCTTCCGTTTCTGTTGATCTCTGCCCAGTGATCATTTACGATATCTGCTGCCAGTCTTGTCAGACCGGATTTTGCCAGATATTCCAGATAAGGGTTGTTGTGGAAGGATATGATATAGACGTTTACGTTGAATTTCATGCCTGCATTTGCAAGGATATCCATTCCGCTGTGTTCCAGTCTTCCGGCTTTTAACACTTCCGGAAGATTTCCGGGATACAGGTATGACGGAACGAATCTCTTTCCATGTGGTTTGTCCCAGAATTCCTGCGAAAATTCATCTGCTTCCGGAATTGTGCCGTACCATACTTTTCCCCAGGTTTCCCCTAGCGGTATGATGGCTCTGATCTTCTCGAACAGTTCTATGTCTTTCTTCCCTGCTGTCCATCTGCAGACTGCCTGGAACTGACGCTCCACCCACTTTTTACCATATTGCTGCAGGATAGTTACCATGCCTTTGGCTGTCTTTTCCTCCTGCCTGCTGTTTGTCGTTACCGGTGTCTTGCATTTCGGGCATATGGTTTTTTCTCCATGCTTCCATCCGTTTTTTCTCCAGCCGACATAACCGCAGGCGGTACAGCTGAATGCAGTCCGGTTCTCTTCTTTCTTAAAAAACAGGATGTTCCCCGGAAATAGTTTATCTTCTACCCACTTCTCTGCTTTCTCCGGCACACAGGGGACTTCTGTCATCATTTCATTGATTCTTTCCTGCTTCCGGATGTATGCCAGGTCTCTTTTTGTTTCATTCACTGTAGTCTCGTAGCTGTCGATGCTGTAGGTATCCAGAAAGTCATATACCCTGTCTCTGTCTTCCTGTGCAGCCCACTCCATATCCGGGGTGCTGTGGTAAAAGTCGTTTTTCAAAACCGGCTGGCCCATGCAAAGTCTGAGTACATTTTTGAGTCCGCAGGTTGTCCATGTTTCATTTACCCATGTACTGTGGTTCTTTTTATCTGCAAAATACCTGGCTTTCAGTTCTCCTTTAACGAACAGGCTGATCTCTACTGCCCGCTCTCCGTCCGCCTCAAGAAGCTGGCTTGCAGCGATCACACTGTCGGAATCTTTTACTTTTTGGACTGTACATGGGATGCAGCGTAATAATTTTGTCCGTTTCATGCCTTTGTCCCTCCCATGTAGTAATCCCGGATCAGTTTCTTGGCTTTTGCCATGCCCGGAACTCCAAATGTCACCTTGCCGACGCTGACTCCTGCTGCCTTTGTGAGCGCTTTATCTACCGTGATCTGGTTTTTAAAAGAATATTCCAACAGAACCGCCATGCATCCCTGCAGAGTCTTTCCTTTCTTGCGAACCTGGTGGGCGATCATCTCGTTCTCCATACAGAGTCCCTTGATGTACTCTACCCAATCCAGCATCAGTTCCTTAGGTTTTAATTCCATGCATTCCACATCGATCTTACCAATAGCTGCAGATGTGGAATCGCAGAGGGATGGGATGGCTTCTTCCAGATACATATCTACATAATCATCCGGAATGCCGTTTTCCTTTGCCAGCTCTTTTAAGCTGTCAATATCTCCTTCCTGTAGAAGGTTGGCTGCCAATTCATTGATTTCTGTGTATGAACTCATTTCTCCAAATTTCTCAAACATTATGTTCTCCTCTCACGTTTTCATATTTGCATTTTGAATCGCACTGCATGGTTACTTAACAGCTTGTCCGCCTGCTGCCAGAGGTCTGCATTGCGTAATTCCTTCTTGTCTTTTCTGGTCCATCCATTTTCTTTCCATTCCGGAAGGCTGCGGTATCCGTTCTGAAGGTACCCACTGGTTGTGTGGATTGTGACCATGGATGGTCTATGTATTCTCTGCAAGGCATCCACCAGGCATTGCAGAGCCATTCGGTTTACTGTTGTGTTTTCTACATACGCTGATCCGCTGATAGGATTCCCAGGGCCTTTAGGGAAATCCTTGCTGGCAATTATGTACAGGTATTTACCTTTCTTTACTTTTGCGCCTTTTTCTCTGACAAGAATGGAAACATCTACTCTTGCCATCCTGGGTTCTCCCATCTTTAAATCCTCCTGTCTATCTTTACAAGTGTGTAATGACGGTATGCGTAACCGGTAATCGGGTTGATTCCCATCCGTACAGAATCTTTGTCTATGTAATATCCTTTTGGTGCTGCGGGATAGATCAGTTGTCCCTGCTTGTCCACCAGGCTCCGGCGTTTGACTTCTTTTCTCTTTGGGTCTTTTCTGATCAGGTTCCTGGATGGATGGTAATCCTTTGCTTTTTCCGGTTCCCACTCCTTTTTAGGTGTTGCTATATAGTTTGCAAGTTTTCCGTCATTGACTTCGTATACGATTTCTGGGTATGCTTTCCCATACTTCCACAATCCTGCAATCATTTTGTCGGTGCGATTATCTTTATCTGAAGATTCTGCATTTACCAGAAAATGTATGTGAACAGCTCCTCTTTCTCCGATCTGGGGACGATAGATGTATTTCAGTTCCCATCCTCTTTTTTTGTATTCCCTCCGGAGTTTCCGTATGAAGTCTGCCATGATCTTCATCATCTCTTCCCATCTCGGTCTTTCATCTTTTCTGAATGTCAGGGTGTACCAGTAATCCCCTGGTAAGAAATTCCATTTGATTAATCGGCGGAGGTCTCTTTCCTTTTTCCACTGGTTTCTTTTCTCTATATCTTCGGGGGTTGCCTTTTTCTTCTCCTGTCTCTTCTGTCCCCTGGCTCCATACCTCCCGGTATGCTTTTCCTCTATCTCCATGGTCTCTCCACAGTCCCATGTATCCCTTATGTATCCACACTTCATGTCTCACCTCAGGTCGTAAGTCTAATACTTCTAATCGAGTTTTTAAGAGGCTTTCCGCCCCTGAAAAAGAGTTAAAAATATAGCAGGTTTTTCCTGCTTAAATCTTGACTTTCTGACACCTGAGTGTTATATTTTTTATAGGTTTTATTATCCAAGTGGCAGAAAGTCACCCCGGCTCATGTATTTGCATTACATGAGTCTTTTTTTATTCAATATGTTCGATCGGACCGTACAGGCATTCCATCTCTTTTGCTTTTCTGGTTGCTTCTTCCAGAGTGCCTATATAACTTGCAAGGTTTCCGGCTTTAAATCGAACAATACGGATGATTCTCTGTTCGTTTGAGGGAGTTTTTACGGACTTCTGGGTTTTTCTGGAAATCCGTTCTACTTCCTTTTTTCTTTCTTCTTCTGTCATTTCTACTCCCATTCTCTATTGATCTGGCTTACTGCCCAGAATGCTGCCATCCCGAAGCAGACGTTTAACCAGATCGGGATGTCTACGTACTTCCCTGCAAGGATGCAGAGGGCTATGATTATGTACTGTTTCATTTATTTCTCCTCTCGGATCATCTTCATAAATTCTTCATCGGGTAACTGTGCTTCTTTGTAAAGGATTCTCAGCTCCCGGAGGGTAAAGAACTCCGGGGCTTTGAGTCTGTTACAGTCTGTCGCATCACTGTATCCCATTAATTTACAGATCTGGGCTTTACTCTTTCCAGCTCTGAAAAAGTGATAAAATCTTTTTGCGGCTTCGTTAAGTGGAGCATCGCGGTTTAATTTTACTTTTGGCATTGTTTGCCTCACCTCTCTTTCTGGATATCTAAACCATTACATATATACGCAATATATTGTGCGCAAACATATTTTCTATACATTATATTGATATTCTAGTATTTTTATAGTAACATGCTATTAGAACGTTCAATTTTAATAGAAAGGTGGTGTATGTATGGCAAAAAAATATAATTTATTCAGCAAATCTGACATGAATCGTTTTTCCAGAGATTTAGAAAAAACAATGCGTTCTAATATTGAGCAACAAGCAAATTCTCGTTGTTACGATATAGAATGTCCGCATTGTCGCTCCTCAGTTTCCGTAACTCCCGGAAAAAGTCTTTGCCCGTTTTGTCACAATGAAATTGATCTTAAACTCAACATTTCATATAAATAAAAATATTGAGTTTTTTGGAAGCCAGTTCATCTGCCAATGAATTGGCTTCTTTTAATAATTCCACTAAATAGCTTATTTTCTCCTGTGCCTCTGTTATATCCGCAGTTACTTCTAGCTGTATGAGGTCTTTTTCCATTTGCCTATGCTCCTTTCTCTATTTCAAAAAGATAATTTATTTCAACTCCAAGAGCTTTTGCGATTCTTGGAATATCACACGCTTTAATTAAGCATCTGCCTGCAATCATGTCATTTAACTTCTGTGGTGTACAGCCAACACGTTCTGCTACATAAACCTGTTTTAATCCTTTTTCTTTTATGGCCTTGGTGATTCCGGCATTAACAGGGTAATTCATCTCTTTTATATTCATTGCTTTTTATCTCACCTCTCTTTCTGGGTATCTAAATTATTGACTTTTTTCTTCCTTTCTCCTATTCTTGTATTACAGGGTAGTGACGTACCTGAGTAATATAGAAAGGACATGTTTATGAAATTAAATATTGATTGTGTGCGAGATATTTTACTTGAGCTTGAGACTTTTCCTATAGGCGTTTATCCGGTAGGATCTCTCAAAAATTCTATAGCCAACCACGGTAGAGAAAATGTAGAATACACTCTTGTAAAACTATCCGAAGCTAATTATGTAAATGTTCAATATTGTCGTATGACTAATGGAAGTTTTCTCTTCGACAGCATTCTTGATATTACTTTTCAAGGTCATGAATTTCTGGAAAAAATTAGATCTGATACAGTTTGGAATGGCAAAGTAAAACCAGCGCTTTCAAGTATTGGATCTATGTCCTTTGATGTAATATCTAATGTAACAGGCAGTGTTGTTTCAGCTCTTGTTTTAGGTAAATTAGGTTTATAACTTAAAAATCTTCTTTACCACAAAACGGGTACATTCATATCCTTCTTGTTCATCTGGAAGTTTGTACCCGTTTTTCTCGATATAATATATAAGAGCTGCACAAGAAACATATCGTATTAGCCACCCTATAGCGCATATTGTGGTTGTTGCAATAAAAAATGCTGTTACTATTGTTCTCACCTCTTTCTGGGTATCCAAATCATGTTTTCCTCCTCTATGCTGTCTCTTTCTGGTCTGACAGAAAGTATTCAATTGGAACATGGAAATATCTTGCCAGACGACTAAGGCTTTCTAAGCTCGGCTCCGACCTCCCAGATTTCCAATTTGAAAATGCGGTTTGGCTAATTCCTGTTTCTTTTGCAACTTGATAAGAAGTTTTGTTTGTTTTATCTAATAGTTCGCTATATTTTTTGTACAAGATTGCACCTCCTTACGAAAGCATTTTCTATTGATAATACTTTCGAGCTGTGATATACTTTCAATTATAAAACTACCACATCTTATAAAAGATAGCATTTCAAATTCGCAAGTATTCCTTTGTGCTTACTTTCGCTTTCGTAAGTACATAATACATCCTTTTTCGTTAGTAGTCAAGTAATTTTGCTAACTTTTGCGAAAGTATGCTATTTTTGTGAAAGGAGCACAATTTATGTACGAAGTATTTGAACAGCTTCTACAAAAGAAGGGTGTTTCTTCCTACAAAGTTGCAAAAGAAGCTGGTGTAACACAAACAGCATTAAGCAACTGGAAATCTGGTCGAAGCACACCAACAGCTAAAACACTACAAAAGATAGCTGATTATTTCGGCGTAACAATCGACTATCTGATGACAGGAGATGATTCATCCGAACAAGGTTTAACAGCAAGGGATAATCGTGATATTGCAAAGGACTTAGATAACATCATGGAAAAGCTGACATCCGGTGAAAACGGTCCTGCCAGTTATAATGGAGAAGAAATCAGCCCGGAGGCGGCGGAACTATTCAAAGATGAATTAGAAATCGCACTAAAAAGGTTGAAGCTTATCAACAAAGAAAAATACACACCAAAGAAATACAAAAAGTAGGTGAGATGCTTGGATATCAAGAAGATTGTTTCTTACTACAAAAGAAAAACAGGAACCACAGACCCTTTTGACATTGCCGATCAGCTCGGTATCTTATACCAGATATGCAATCTACAGTTTGAGGGATGCTATATGTTCCTGAAGAATCACCGCTACATATTCATTAATGAAAATCTTCCGGAGTATGAACAGCGTCTCGTCATGGCTCATGAGCTTGGTCATGCTATCCTGCACCGGAAGGAAAATTGTTATTTTATCAGAAATAGAACACTCTTATTAAATTCAAAAAAGGAAATTGAAGCTAATAGGTTCGCTATGGAACTATTATTACCAGATTCGCTATTGGAAGAATACAGAGATTTTACTATTGAACAAATATCCAGAATCACAGGATATCATCAAAATCTGATTGAATTAAGGTTAAAAAAATAATCCAAGAAAGAAGGAGTTTTATGGAAGCAGTAAAAGTTAATCAGACGGACCGCACTTTTCAGGTTCACGGAATTATACCTGCAAGTAAAAAGTCTGGGATTGTTGGAAAGTCTTTAAAGGGATTTACAGCACTAATCACAGTAGGAATGTCTCTCGCGGCAGAAAAAATGATTACCAGTGGGAAAAACAAAGCTGATATGAATAAATGGCATCCATTTTCTGATCTTGTAAGCTACGATCTGCTTGAAGATGATGCGATTGTCACAAGTGGTGGTGTTGGTCAGGCATTGGTTGGAGGGACTGTATTTGGAGGCGTTGGAGCTGTTGCGGGTGCCATTACGGGAAAACGCGTTCAGAAAAAGCGTGTAGATTCGCTCTATATTAAGGTTACTCTGAATAATTTTGATACGCCCTGCATCTTGATTCCGCTGATTACCAAGCCAACAAAGACAAATAGTAAAGAGTATAAAACCGCTTTTGAAGAAGCTCACAGAATACTCTCCGTATTAGACGTAATCACACACAATCAGTAATCTATTTCTGATTAAATGTAGATTCGGATGGAAGGAGGACTTTCCTATGGAGTTCAAAGATGAATTAAAGAAATATACAGAACGTCTGGAAACTATCAAAGATACTCTCCAGACAGAAGAAGCGACTAAAATGTCTTTAATTGTTCCGTTTTTTCAGCTTCTTGGATATGATGTATTCAATCCCTTGGAATTTTGCCCAGAATATACTGCTGACATTGGAATCAAAAAGGGTGAAAAGGTCGATTATGCAATTCTAATGGATAATGAACCCGTCATTCTCGTAGAAGCCAAATCTGTGAATAAAAAATTAGACAGGCACAGTTCCCAGTTATTCCGTTATTTTGTTTCAACTTCTGCTAAATTTGCAGTTCTTACAAATGGCGTAGAGTATAAATTCTATACGGACTTAGATGAAACAAACAAGATGGATAAAGATCCTTTTTTGAGTATAAATCTTCTTAATCTCAAAGATAATGAAATTACTCAATTGAGTAAATTTAAAAAGCGAAATCTCAATATATCCGAAATTATGGATTCTGCGTCTTTATTAAAATACAATAGTTTATTCAAGAACTATATTAAAAATCAATTTGAAAGTCCAACTGATGATTTTGTTAAGTTATTTCTTCAGCCAGTTTATAAAGGAGCAAAGACACAGTCTGTAATAGAAAAGTTTCGCCCTATCGTTGAAAAGGCATTAAACGATTATATAAATGAACTTTTGACTGATAAAATTCAGGTAGCTCTTAATACTACTGTCATAAGTCCAACAGCTGTCGTCTCTGATATACAGACAGAGGAACACTGGGATATTTTGTCAGAAATAAAAAATATTTTAAAGAATACAGTTGATGTGAGCAAGATCAGTCTTAAACACACAGGATCTTATACTGCTGTTCTGTATGAACGAAATGTAAGAAAATGGATCTGCCGTCTGTCATTATCCGGTGCACAAAAGGTACTGATTTTGCCAGATAGAAACAAAAATGAAATCCGTATACCGATTTCAGACATAATTGATTTGCGTAACTTCTCAGAGCAAATAGTAGAAGTTGTTCAAAGATATTCTGATCCTGTCTCTCCTAAAGAAGTTTTATATACACTCTGGGGGAATTATGAAATGCCGGAATCGTATGAAATTTTTCTTGAAAAAGGTCCGCGCAAAGATTTGAAAAAAATATAAAAATAAACCGCCCCTGCTGGTAACAGGGACGGTCGAGAATCTCCGAAGAGATCCCATCTTTTGGCAAAGATATTGTATCATCTTCGGAGCAGTTACACAAGCCGAACGTTTGTGTGGCTGTTATTTTTATACCCATTTTTAAGGAGGAGATACTATGGCAACTGCAAAAAAACTTCCATCTGGGTCATGGAGATGTCAGGTGTTCTCTCATTTTGAGGAACAGATCCAGCCTGACGGAACCGTGAAAAAGAAACGGATCTATAAGTCCTTCACTTGTGATGATCCTTCCACAAGAGGGAAACGAAAGTGCGAGGCAGAAGCCGCTGCATGGGCGGCGGATAAGGAACAGTTTTCGGGTATACAATCAATAGACTTCGGAGATGCAATGGACAACTATATTAATTCCAGAGAAAATGTATTGTCGCCAAGGACCATATCTGAATACAGAAAAATGCGTAAAAGATATTGTAAAGATTTAATGGAGAAGAAAATAGACCTGATCACGCAGGATGATGTGCAGAAGGCAATAAATTATGAATCTCTTACCCATTCACCGAAAACAGTGAGGAATATTCATGGGCTTATATCGGCGACTTTCAAAGCATACCAGCCAGAATTTGCATTAAATACAGCCCTTCCGAAGAAGAAACGGGTTGATCTATATATTCCTACCGATAATGAAATAAAGCAACTCCTTGGCTTTGTCAAAGGAACTGAGATGGAGCTTCCTATCCTTCTCGCTGCATTCGGTCCCATGCGTCGTGGAGAAATCTGTGCATTGGAATCGGATGATATTTCCGGAAGTATCGTCCATGTAAATAAGAACATGGTTCTAAACCAGGATCTGGAATGGATCATCAAAACTCCCAAGTCCTATGCTGGCGATAGATTTATTGACTTTCCTGATTTCGTTGTTAAAAAATGGAAGGGAATTCATGGCAGAATCGTGGACCTTAATCCGGATGTTATAACGAAACGCTTTGAGCATTGCCTGAAAGGTGCAGGTTTGCCACATTTCCGCTTTCATGATCTCCGGCA